CGCCTAAACAGCGTGGCCTTAGCCTTTCCTAATACCTCCTCCTGAAAGGCCACAGGTTGCCGTCTAAGCCATTTTTCGTAGTTCGTGGTATCCCTAACCGTCTTACCCCCTCTCGGGCCGTCAGCGGGCCGTCTGGAGGTCTTGTCGGGGCCTAGGTCATACTGTCCGTCAACGATGAACGCGATGGTTGAACGACAGTTGAAGTGAGCCGGAGGTTTAGGGTTTGAATCCTTGTCCTCGTAGATGGTCCCATCTCGGGACGCACAGATGAGACTGGTGTGGCTGTCGAGGACGGAAATCCACTTATAACCCTGAATCACGCCGCCGTTCTGGCGGATCACCATATTTCGGGCATTAATGGATACATGATTAGTGATCGTACGGGCGAGGGTTGCTGCTTGCCTCTGCTGAGTCCCCGTAATATCCATGATGCGTTGCGTTACCTGATCCGTGCTCTCGCCGAACATATAACCGTCGCGGACAATCTGGGCGACCTGATAGCTTTTCCGATAACCGAAGGTCCGTAAGGAATCGTTGATCGTATAGCCCTTACGAGGCTCCAGCTTCATTATTTGAGCCAGAGTAGTTCCCACAGCTTCATTAGTAGAGGGACGGACAATATTAGCCCTAACGTTGTCCCGTAATAGGCGATAATTAAAGTCAACTTCGTAGTCCACGAACTCGACCATTTCTTGAATAAAGGCACTGGAATACCTCTGATAGCCACCGGACCCAATATCCATAAGGTCCATGGTTACGCGGTCTAATACCGAAACTGGTATATCCGTTAAGTCCATGTCGAGAGTCCTGATGGACTCCTCTAGGATATTCCTTACGAAGGCAGAGGCTTCCCGCTCCCTGCCCTTGGCGTAGCGCTGCAAGAACACCTGATGCCTTGTTAGGGCATCGTAGATGACATCATTGGTACTCATTTACGCTTTTTGTATCCCGCAGCGTAAGCAGCACGGCCTTGCTTCTCGGCTTCAGCCTTAGTCTTGTAGACCTTGCCTGACTTGCCCCAGCGGTAGCCGCCTTGTACCTTATAAACAGGCATCGTAAGTTCCTGATTTACCTACCATTTCACCTTGTCAGCCCAGTAGGCCGCGCTCATCTTTCCCTTTCGGATGTTCTTGGCGTGCCGTGCCTTGAATGACGCTCGACGAGCTTTTGCAGCGTCCGATTCACCTTTCTTTGCTGGGCTTCCCGATACCCCTTGCTGCCCGAAGCGAATCGTCTTGATCGTGTCGCCTTCTTTAGCAAGAACGACATGGCTTTTCGTTGGATGTTTGGGGGTCCGTTTCGGCTTGTTGTATCCCGCAACGCCTAGCCTCTCGATTCGTGGGTCTTTAGCCACGGCGAGCCCTCCGTACCGCAGCCCGCTCGGCCTTAGTATAGCTGGCGTTCTGCTTACCCTTCTTGGATGCCGCGTTCTTCTTGCGGCTCCCTGCGGCCTTCTGTCCCGGCGTAAGGGATTCGCGAGCAGCTTTAGGGAGGTAGCGGGATTTGCCCGGCTTCCCGGTGTAGTCCCATTCTTCTTTGGTCCAGTTCTTTAAGCTCTTCTGGGGCTTCTTCATGACCTGTAGCCTCCGCCTTTGGCTTTGTATTCCTTGGCGAGCATCTGAGCCTTACGCGCAGACCATTGCCCCGGCCTACCGCCCTTGTCGCCTGCTTTGATCTTCTCGAAGATGCGCTTACGCATTGCGGGCTTAGTGTAGTTCCCCGCAGCGTTGACGGTTGATTTCTTAGGCATTAGGAGCCTCCAAGGGGGGTAGGTCCCCTAGCTCTTCCCTAACATCCTCTAGGGTGCGGTCGCCGTCGATGATCCCGCCAGCCTTGAGGCGCTCGAAGATGTCCCGATCCGAGATCACCTGACGGTCCATAAGAGTGACCATGGACATGACCAGTTGAGGGTCAACGGTCTTATCGTAAAACTCGCGGTTGATCTGGAACTTTGATTCTTCATCCGTCCCCATGAACATCCCACACCACTCTAGGCACTTCTCAATCGCCATGGAGAGGTTCTGGACAATATCCCCTAGCACGGAGTTCTCGGACGCAAAGCGGATACGCGCCCCCTCTGCCGTCTCGTTAGCCCCCCGATCCGTGATGATCCGGGCCCCGATGGCCACCATGGCCGCTTCCTTGGCCCGCATGGCCTCCATAACGAGGTTATTGGGGTTGGCCTGAAGAAGGGTTGCCCCTCCGGTCTCGCCCAATACGTGACCAGCCCTAGAGCCCAGCTTGATCCCTTCGGGGTTGTAGTCGTACCACTGCTCCGGGCTTAGGGAATGGGTGATGAACAGGGTGGGTTGACCCGTGATGAAGCAGGACTCTTCGTAGTCTGCGGAGTTGCGGTAGTGGGCGATGTTGACGTCCGCAATATCCGAAAGGGGCGCATCATCAATGGTCGAATCGTTGTTCTTAGAGCCTACGAACATGAGCGGGATTTCATCCCAAGCCGATCCGTCAGCCTTCCGGGGGTATACCTCGTCCGTGTAGGGCTCGTCATCCCTGAAGACCTGTTGGGTGTACCCATCATCCTTCAGGCGAAGCACCCGATACTGGGTCTTGTACTCGTGGCCGAACTCGTCCTCGTCGTCTAGATACCGTTCTGCCAATACACAGAGGACTAGAAGCTTCCGGCCCCGTACCGTATCGGTCTTCCAGTTGATGACCTGTTCCGCCGTGTAAGGGATGATCGAAGCCCGCAGGTCTAGGCGGGTCACATCCTCTTGGGACAGCCCCTCTTCCGTAGGGGGGAAGTCCACTAAGAACACGGCCCGCCCAGTTTCGAGGAGGTTGGATAGCTCATCCTTCGCCATCTGGACGATACCCAGCCCGTCCCCCGTGGCGTCCTCGATCAAATACTCTAGGGCCGTGGGGAGTTCATAGGACGGCTCACGCCGGAATGCTGCGCCTACTAACGCGGACTTCGTGCGTCCCGTGAAGTTCGTATACAGGGCCCGCTTCAGATACTGGCGATACCTGATCGTGTCCACCCCCAGCCGTTCGCTGTTGGCCTCTGCATCAGGGACGGGGAGGTACTGGTGCCGCTTCCCCTTTTCCTTGATCTCGACAGTGCCGCGCACCGCGTCCCGCGTCTTCTGCCACTGGAACTCGTGCTTCTCGTAATCGGGGTGTTTAGTATCGACAGGCATGGCCCGTACCTCGCTTATAAGTTTCGGCTATATCATAAAGCAAAGCTAAAGGCGACGTTAGCCACCGGCTTGACCACCGGCATAGCGTACGCAATGGGGTACGTGGTGGCGTCGTTCTGGTGATCGTTCCCGCTCGTCTTGTCCGGCTCCCCGTTCTTGTAGGTCTGCTGTTCTAAACAGGCCGCCACCGTGGGGCACTTCGTGGCGTTGACCCTCACCGTCCCATTGTCTAGCGCCGCGTTCATCGCCATTACCCGGTCCCGCACGGCAGGGTTGCGCTTGTTCACTCGGACGTATAGCCCGGCCTGCTCTAATAGGGCGATGTCGGACATTGAGGCGTTGACCGTCTTCCGTGCCCTGCCCGATGCGTCCGGGTATACGTAAATTGGGTGACCCGCATACCTACTCCGGAAGGTGTCGATCATTTCGGGCGTGTCGTACATCCCCGACAGTTCGTCGACCGCGTGCCATGTCTCACCCCTCACCACGTACACCGTCGCCGCCTGCTGGGTGACGTTAAAGTCGCAGCCGATGTGGAGGGGCTCGCCCTTAATGATGGACTCGGACGACCCACACCGCGCCCGGTCGTATGAGGCGTACACGGACCCCGAGGTCAGGTTCACGAACCGGCCTTGTAGGTAGGCGTCGAGGAGGTGAGCAGGGTAGCTGTCCCGCAGGCTCTGGACATACCCCGCCGGAAGGTATGGGTTGGACTCCGTAGGCGCCTGCACGATCTCGTAGCCGGGGCGTGGTTCCTTGGCCCACATCTCGTACACGAAGCGGAAGCCCTCGGGCGTGGTGGTGACCCCGACACTGTTGGGCCCTGTCGTCTTGTGCTGCCGGTTCCGGGCTAGCACCTGCCGCCAGCAATGGGCCGCGTCGTCCCGCTTGAGGGTGTCCAGCTCGTCGATGTCGGCGTCTGCGTGTTCGTAGCCGATGATGCGGGAGGGGTTCTCCAAGGACCGAAAGTACACCTGCCCGTAACCCTCGACCGTGAGGCAGTTGACCGGCGTCTTCTGGAGCCGGTACGGGATGTTCAAGGACGAAAGGATCGCCTCGAAGCGTGGCCATGCGATCACGCGTATCAGGTCATAGGTGGGAGCGTAGTAGCCACGGATGAGGCCCGGATTGCGTAACAGCCCGAAGATAGACCGGAGCACACTGGCCTCAGTCTTGCCAGCACCAAACCCCGCCACGAAGGCGGGGAAAGGCGCCGTGCTGTTGATGTAGTCCCACTGGGGAGCGGTAGGCCGTAGATCAGCCATCAAGCCTCTACGGGCCCAGAGCGGGCCTTGTCGTCAATGGGCTGGAGCTCTTTGGTCGTCCCGTCAGGCTGCACAAGGTTAATCGTGAGAGGCTGTGGCTCATCCTGTGCGCTGCCATCATCCTTCCAGCCAGCTTGGGCCTTCAAATAGAAGATGGCCGCAACGATGTTTCCACCTAGCGCCTTCTCCACCAGCGTAGCCGCAACCTTCTCGATCTTTTCCGCCTTGCCCTTTTTGATCGCCTCTTTTATGCGAGGGTCTCTCTCCATCGCATTGCGGAACCCATTCTGCGAAACGCCCAACCTGTCCGCAATCTGTCCTTGGTTCAGAAACGGCGCATAGCCTTGAATTAG